ATTGTGCATGACAGTACCCCAATCGGGGAGCGGCACCGGATCGAGAACGCCGTCGCCGCCTCCGAGAGCACCGCGGAGATCACGTCGATCGCTTTCGTGGTGCTGGCCGAGTCGGGGCAGATCGACGAGACCACAGCCACCGAGCACTCCGAGGTCTTCGCGCCTTGGGAAATCGGCATCGCCTATGCGGTCGGGCAGCTGCGGGCCTACGGCGAGAAGCTCTACAAATGCGTGCAGGCGCACACCAGCCAGGCAGACTGGACGCCCGACGCGACGCCGGCGCTGTGGAAGCTGGCGGGGGATCCCGCTGAGGAGTGGCCCGCCTGGAGCCAGCCGATCGGGGCGCATGACGCCTACGCACTGGGCGATAAGGTGACGCACCAGGGCAAGCACTGGACGAGCGATTGCGACGGCAACGTCTGGGAGCCGGGCGTGGCCATGTGGACGCTGGCCGAGTGATCTCGATAACAGGCTGATTAAACGCGAGAGAACAATAGCAGTGCGGCCCGGACGGTAAGGGGCCGGTTTGCTAAACCGAGGCAGGATGAGAGTCCTAAGGGGTTCGACTCCCTTGCGCTGCGCCAACTCATTCATAGGAGGATCCTATGGCAAAGAAAGCAGGAGTAAAAATACAGCGGACGATCTACTCCACGTTCCGGGGAGCGGACTTCTCTACGGATCCGTCCCTGGTGGAGCGGTATAGATCTCCGCTGTGCACGAACATCATAGCCGACGGCGGCGGTATGCCGCAGAAGCGGGTCGGCTGGCGGAAGCTGCACGAGCTGTCGGGCCGGGTAAACGGGATCTTCTCCGCACCCTTCAACGGAAGCACGAAGATGCTGGCGCATGTAGGGACAAAGCTGTATTCCTTCGATGACACGGACACGGCGCCGCAGGAGCTGCAGACGGGCCTGCCCGATCAGAAGAGCCGCAGCGCCTACATGAACGGCAAGCTCTGGATCGTGACCGGCGGAGGCTACTACGTCTACGACGGATCATCGGCGGCGAAGGTGAGCGCGAGCGGGGCATATGTCCCGACCACGGTGATCACCAGGATGCCGACGGGCGGCGGCGTGAGCTACGAGGACATAAACATGCTCACGCCATACAGAAAGAACGCCTTCCAGACGGACGGAAGCACAAAGGTGTTCATCCTGGACAGCAGCATAGACGCCGTGGGAGACGTGACCTGCTGGGTGTGGGGCACGGAAGTGACGCCATCCGCCATCGACAGGGACGAGGGGAAGATCACGTTCACGAACGCGCCGGCGGCTCCGGACGCGGGACAGGCCGACGGACTGGTGGTACAGTTCCCGCACACCGTATCAGGATACACCGACCGGATCGACAAGTGCACGATCATATCCACCTACGGAGTGGGCACCAACGACCGCATCGTACTGAGCGGCAATCCGGATTATCCGAACCGCGACTGGATCAGCGGGCTGGGGGATCCTACGTACATCCCGGACCTGAGCTACTCAACGGTAGGCAGCGAGAGCACCGCAATCATGGGGTACTGCCGAGTGGGCAGCATGCAGGGAATCGTGAAGCAGGACGACGGGCGCGACTCTTCGATATTCCTGAGGAGCGCGGGGACCAACGACAGCGGGGAAGCAATCTTCCCGCTGCAGCAGGCCATAGCGGGCGTGGGGTCCGTGGCGCCGGGGAGCTTTGCATCCCTGCTGGACGACCCGCTGTTCCTGTCACGTGAGGGCATCTACGCGATCACGTCCACCACGATCACCAGCGAGAGACTGGCGCAGCAGAGATCCTACTACGTGAACGCCCAGCTCACACATGAGCCGAATCTGGGCGACGCGGAGGCCGTGATCTGGAACGGCATGTATCTTCTCGCGCTTCCGAACGGGCACGTGTACGTCATGGACGGACGGCAGCAGAAGAGCTACCGGAGCGCGAGCCTGGGCGACTTCGTATACGAGTGCTACTACTGGGAGAACGTGCCGGCCAGAACGTGGATGTGCGTGCGGGACAGCGTGGAAGAGGAGCTGTACTTCGGCACGGCGGACGGCAGGATCTGCAAGGTCAACTCGGATATCGAGAGCATGGACAAATACGCCGACGACGGGCAGGCGATCGACGCGGTGTGGGCGACAAAGTACGACGACGACGGCACGCCGGCGCTGCTGAAGACGATGATCAAACGCGGGTGCTGCGTGACCATCAAGCCATACGCCCGATCGAGCGGGACCGTGTACTTCAAATCCGACCGGAGCGGCGGCGAGGCGCGTGAGGTGACGAGCAAGCCCATGGATATCCTGGACTTCACGGACATAGACTTCGAGCGCTTCACGTTCAACACGGACGACAGCCCGCAGGAGATCTTCCTGAACCGGAAGGTGAAGAACTATAAGCGGCTGCAGCTGATCGTGCGAAACAATGAACCGAACGAAGGCTTTGGGATCTTCCAGATCACCAAGCACTTCGTGATAGGCAATTACGCCAAGAGGTGAACGATATGACTTGCCCTGTATGCGGCATCGAGATGACACGAAAGAACGCGACGGAGTGGGTGTGCCGGAACCCCCGGTGTGTAAAGTATCCGGCTCCGGAGAAGAAGGAGGAAAAGGAGAATGCTTAGTTTCCGAGGAAGGCCGATGGTCCTCTACGATGCCGTGGAAGACGGAGGCGGAGGAGGAAGCTCCAAGAAAAAGAACACCGTGGCGTCCGGGTATATGGCGGCGGGACGAGCTGCAGCGGCTACGGCGCCGGCGACACAAAGCAATCCGAACGGGTACGTATCCACGGCGGATCTGAGGAGGTCGCAGACGACGCTGCCTGAGAACCAAACAATAAAGCCGACGGGCGACAGCAAAATCACGAACGTCAGCAAAGGCGGCAGCGGATCCGGGAACCGTGTGTCCTATATCGGGAGCGACGGATCCAAGAAAAGCGGCACCGTGAAGGTGACGCCCGGTAAGACGCCGGATTATTACACCGAGCTGGGGAACCTGTATCAGCAGGCGTACGACGACCAGATCGCCGCGAACAACGCGGCTCTGGAAGAAGCCAGGCAGAGGGCGCAGGAGACCACGGACGCGCAGATCGCTGCGCTGGCCGAGCAGTATGCCGGCACCAACCGCCAGCTCTACCGCGACTATATGAACAACCGCCGGGTGCTCCCGCAGCAGATGGCTGCCATGGGGTATAACGGCGGGCTGAGCGAGTCTTCTCTCCTCAGGCTGGGCAACGCCTACGAGGAAGGGCTGAACGAGAACGAGCGGGCGAGGCTGGCGCAGGAGACCGCGTACAACCAGGAGCTGGCACAGCAGCTGTACGACGCGCAGATGCGTACCAACGAGGCCAACCAGGCGGAGCGGAAGAACCTGTACGGGAACCAGGCCACGCTGAAGCAGATGATCTACGCGGATCAGCAGCAGAGAGCCGCTACCATGGCGGCGAGCGGAGACTTCAGCGAGTACGAGCGGCTGGGCTTCTCTCCCAGCGAGATCGCGTACCTGAAACAGATGTGGAGACAAATGAACCCCACGCTGGCATAAGCGGGAGGACAGTATGGCTTTACTGAAAAAGAAAAAGAAAGATGCGCCCGTGGTGCTGGGCTATGACTACTCCTCCCGCGAGAAGCGGGAGGAGACGGTCAGCCAGCTTTTCTCAAGGGCGAAGAACGCGCGCACCGCAACGGAGGCAGAGTGGCAGCGGTACAACGATTACTACAACGGGATCCACGACGTCAGCAAGGAGACAGTGGAGTGGTGTCGGGACAACAACGTGCCCTGGATCCCCGCGACCATGCCGGATCCGTGGATCATGGTGGAGTCGCAGCTGGATCCAAGCGTGCCGGAGCCGGAGTTCCACGGGCGCGACGATGACCTGGACAGCGAGAAGGCCAAGCAGCGCGAGTTCGCCGTGCGGTATATCTGCGAGAACAACCGGCTTTCGGATATGAACACACGCAACGAGCGGCGGCTGCTGAAGCTGGGCGACGCGTTCTGGAAGGCGTACTGGGATTCCACCATGCGCTGCGGCGTGAACGAGGGAGACATCCGGATCAAGGACATCCCGGTGGACGCGATGTTCCCGGATCCTTCGATCAGAGACGGCACGATCCAGGACGGACAGTACCTGGACTACGTGTATTCCATCCATAAGGTGAAGTTCTGCCAGGTTTTCAAGCGGGACCTGGAGAAACTGGGGATCCGGCAGGAAGACATCATGGCCGAGGACTACGTGGAGCGCACGGGCCTCTTCGATATGACCACGGCCATCGACGATGTGGATGACACCGTGCAGGTGCTGGAGCACTGGTTCCGCCAGCCGGAGGATACGGAAGACGAGAACGGCAGACCGGTGCCGGCGGGCGCCGTGGCGTGCTCCATCCAGGCCGGCGGCAAGGAGCTGCGGTATATCCCGAATTACTGGGAGAGGACCTGCAAGCAGAACCAGCTGTTCCCATTCGTCCATTACTGGCGGATCCAGGACGAGAACCAGATCTGGAACAAGTCGGAGC